TGCTTCAACTAAAACTGTGAAGTAGTTTACTTCTGAACATTCGATACGAAATTGGTTCATAGTGGGAATCTCCTTTGTATGTTCTTATTATAATGGATGTGAAGGGTAAATCTACATCCTGTGTGACACTAATCTAAGTGTCCTCATCTTTGTTGATTTCCTTCCTCCTCTCTGCTACTCTTTTCAAGAACTCCTCATCAGGTGTAAACACGATTGGCCCCTCTGCAATTCTTTCTGCGAGTTCGTCCAATAATGGGTCTTTTGGGTTGTTTGCGTTCTCAGTCATGTTAAAAAATGGGTTGCTTGAATTTCTAAAAGTTGTTACTATCTATTCTACCTCATATAAAGATAACCGCCAGCCCATCCTACATTTCTGTAATCAAATAGAAACTCTCTGTGAGTATCAATATTGAAGTTGAATCTAACGTGCTTTGCAGGTGCTTTCCAAGATGCAGGTTTCAAAACATCCCCTGTCTTTTTATTGACAAATGAATGAACTGAACTATCTCTGTACTCATTTCTGTTTTGAAATGTATCATACTCAACTTGAACTACCTTGTAGTATTTCTTACCTTCTCTGATCTCAAACTTCATTAAGTTTGCAGTACCATCTTCGATACGTTTTAATTCGTCTGATGGGTAACTACTATTAGGGTCACTTGCTGCCATTCTCTCCATACTTCTCTTATGATCTTGTTTGTAGTTCTCTGTAATTGCTTCACAATACTGCTCTGTATATTCTTGAACTGAAAGGTTTGTCATGGGGGTTCTCCGTTGTATGTTTTCATTATAAAACCCCACCAAGAGAAATGGTGGGGTTATGTGCCACTTTATAAAGCGGTTACTTCGACTGATGCAATGTCCTCAAGGACTGCTAAGATGTCAGAGCCTGTTTCTGCGTTAGAAAGTAGGAACTCTGCGAAATTGCGTGACATAAAAATAATGCAATGGAATAAATTGGTGGACGAAAACAAAACTCAACTGCTTAAGTTCGATTTAAATGCGATTGAACGCAACCTTGAAAGTCTTAAGTTGGTTTGTTTTCGTATTCTTATTATAGCAATAAAAAACCCCCTGTGAAGGGGGCTTGTGACAGTTTGTTAATCGTCATACACCAGACATTCTGGTTCGTCTGGGTGGACATCACAAAATACCTCTAATACATTAGGGTCATGATGATCTCCTGCTTTGATTTCATCTTTGTGATGCTCTGCATATTCTTCTAAATCATGCAACTCATCTTCAATGTGATGACGCATTGGTTCAGAAGTTTTTGGGTCGGCAAGAATTTCCTTGTCCTTTTGAATATGGTCTTCGATTGATTTCATAGTGACCTCCATCATACACTATTATTTAGGATTAGTGGTTTTTTCTGACACATATGATTGTATTGCCAGTAAAGTTTCGAGTGGAATCCAACTCGGTGTTTCATTATCAAATTGCACTTCAACTTCAGTAAGATTTCTTTGGTAAAATCTACTAAAAGTTTCTCTAGTATTAGTCACGATACCGAAAGGGCTCATCATTCAGAATTTCTCCACTCTTTTCTCATCTTAACATATATCTCGTTTTTTGCAACTAAATCTCTTACTTTTTTGAATATTGTTGCGGATTGAGCATATTTACTCGTTGCATGGTCTTTTTCTTGTGGTAGTATCTCTCTAGTTCCTTTTTTGTACTTTCTTCCTGTATTATGATTCGCATATCGTCTTGCTCTTGTAAATCCCATTTCAAGAAACTTTCGGCACATATCCATACCGATAAAGTCATTCTCGTCACGATAGTCAAGATACATTGCGAAAATCTTGTTAGATGATTTTACGGCCTCGTCAGGGGTCTTAAATCTCCAATAATTACAAATAGTGTTAGTATAAGGGCGAACCAATAGAACTCCTTGCTCTCCCCTTCCAATACGATAAAGTTTACGATTTCTCGCATCTTTAAAGTCAATGTTTTTGTAATCGAGTTCATAATTAAATTCCTTCATCCTTTTCAAATGGGTCATACTGTGGTTGTGGATTATCGAGATCTCTGGTAATGTCAATTATTTGATCTCGAATTTTTATAAATTCATTATAACATTTTTGGTTATGTGAACAAGACCTTAAATCGTGGTCAGGTTTGTACAAGGACTCAAGGAAGAGTGACTTTGCTCTCTCCCACTTTGTCCACTCACTCTCTTTATCTTGGATACTATTCTGATCTTTCATTTTAAAGAACTGCGGTTACACTAACAACTCTAGCATTAGGATTTCTAGCAAGTGCAACTTGCTTTGCTTCGTCATAATTTCTTGCATAAACCTGTTCCTTAAAGACACGGCCTGCAACATAAAGTTCAACTAGATGGTTCATAGTGTTTGTTATCTTGATTATATATTAACATAGTGTTGCCACTATGGGGTTTTCTTGTTACACTTTTTCAACTGTCTCCTGTGTTGCTCTACAAAGTTTCTTGCAGACTGCTCATTGCGACAGAATTTAAGGATTTCTCCCTCGTGAATGACTCCAATCTTCTTGCCATTTGACGGAATACCATAGTATCCATCATTTGTGGCAAATCCTTGTTTAGAATCCTTATAGAACCTAGCAATGGCCCTGAGTTCTTTCTTTTCTTCTGGTGTTTTCATACTAAAAACCTCTTCTCATATTGTATCAGATCATCAGGGAAAAACAACTTCTCCTCTGTAAGTTGTGCATGTTTCCATCTAGTTTTTCCTTCGGGTCTTTTGCATAACTTAATACCAGCCTCATCATACTTCTTATCAGTTGATACGAACACTCTGTACTCATTATCCTTATTAGATGTATATTGTCTGAGTATGCTATTCTCCTCTACTGTGACCTCTACAGTCGAACAAGCAATCGTAAATATCTTTGTGTATGTTTCAAGATCACATAGATATTTTTCCTGATTATCAAGTATCATTCGACCTATGAACTGTGGAGATAAGTAATGATCTTGACAAGTTTTTTTCTTGTTCAACTTATTATGTAATGCAGATTCACTAATAAATCCAGTAGGATTAGTCCCTGCACCAAACATTGAGTTGTAGAATATTCTTGTTAGGAATCTTGTCCAATCAGGATCTCCCCACTTATGCAAATTTGCTTTTAAACTTAGATAAGATCCTTCGCAGTATGCGTGTGAATTTTTTTTCATGAGTTCATGTAAGAAATAGCGGGTTCGCCCTTTTGGAATACTGTATCGACTACTGCCTGTACTCTCCTAGAGGTGCTGATACCTACCTTATCATATACTGGAATACAAACAAGTCCAAACTTTTTCTTGGTGCAACCAAGACGTATGACTCGACCAATCGACTGACTGATAGTAATATAGTCCATGTTTCTCATAAACAATACTGCTTCCAATCCCTTGACATTGATACCTTCAGAGAGTATGCTGTGATGCACTACAACAAACTTCTTGTCTGTCTTACCCCACTCGTTAAGTGTATTGAAGAATGTCTCTCTATCGACCTTCTTGCCATCAATGACCGCACCTGTCTTTGCTGTAATATACATCCAAGAATAACCACGATCCCATAGATCAGTCGCAAATGGAGAATCAGAGAACAATCTGACAATCTGCTTGGTTGATCTAGCACAAATCAAACTCTTGTTGATGTCATTGTCATCTATTGTAGCAATCAAATGCTCGCTGTCTCTCTCAGGGATTTGTTGTCTATCTTCAACAATATCAAACTGCTTCAACTTGACTTTAGGTGGTAGTATGAAACCATCATCAACTAACTTAGGAGCTGGCACTTGGCATATCACGTTGCCATACACCTGTGGATTGTTCATACCAATCCTTTTGATAGTACGACTGTGCTTCGGTGTGGCAGTAAAGAAGTAAGTCCTGTCTGCATTTTCTGAGAAATGCTTGGTCGCAGGGACAAAGTTCTTCTGAACTGAGTTGTGTGCTTCATCAAAGTATATTGTATCAACGTGAATATAACTCTCCTGTATTCTGTGAAGAGAATGATATGTAGTAAAGATGATCTTATCTCCTCTTGTATATTTGTGCCACATACAAATGTCAGTAGGCTTTGTGCTACTGTAATGATGTGTCTCTCCTGAGTGAACGTGCATAACAGATACATTGTCAAGCACTTCAAGAAACTCACTTGATAACTGCTCTGCTAATAGTATGCGTGGTGCAACAACTACGATAGTGCCACTAACTCTCTTGGCATCTTCTATCATACACATTGTCTTACCACCACCTGTGGGTACAATGATCTGACCTTTGGAATAGTCAGTCATTGCTTGTAATGCTGTAGTCTGGTGGGGTCTTAGGGGCATCAATATCTCATCAATGAACCTATCATAACATAAAAAAACCCCCTGTGTAAGGGGGTGTGCCAGTTTTGCTTCTGGTCTTTAAGAATTTATAGTATCTCCGACAACCATACCAAAGGTATGTATAAGTTTTAGAATTTTAGTGTAGGTCAACCCAAGCACCACCAACTCTGAACTGTAATTTGTTAGTTGTTGTATTAAATATCAATGCTCCATTTGGAACATTTACACTTCCATCTGAGAAGTAACCATCTTTAAGTGCATTTCTCTGTGCAGTTGTGACCTGTGGTGGCATCATATATGCTATGGTTGGAACTACTGAACTTGACCTACCTGCAAATGTTGGTGCGTTGACTGCGTTATGGAAATCAGCCGCACATCTAGCAGTCGCACCCACACCTAAAGCACCAAAGTTAATAATATCCTGTCTCGTAGTTATAGATGCTAGTGGTTCAACAACACTCGTATGAATACCAGTATTACCATTAGTTTCCATCACAATTCTTTGTGAAACACTTGGGTTGGCACTAAAGACCTTACCTGAACTTGTAATACCAATACCAATACCCTGAGTTACCTCTACCTGTCTAAAGGTTGAGAATCCTGTATTATTAACATCCCCTGCAATGTTACCAATAACATTACCTTGCAAGTCTCCTGAGAAAGCACCTTTAAATGTGGTTGCTGTTGCCACACCAGTTACATTTAAGTCACCTTGAACTTTTAACTTATCTGTAGGATTAGTAATACCAATACCCAAATTGCCTGAATCAGTCAGAGCCATCAATGGATTTGCATTACCCTTATGCCATACAAAACTATTCGTTCCAGTTAGGAAGTAGTTAAAATTACCATCACCATTATTAATTAAATCTAGTGCATTATCTCCACTAAATGTAGATGCACCTCCACCATATCTGAGTTGTAGATTACTTACTCCTACCGCACCACCTTTACCAATAGTAATTGATGATGCAGTTGAACTTACAATTTGAATATTTGAATTAGCAGTTGCAGTTCCAATACCCAAACTGACACCAGTTGATATACCAATACTTGATGCAGTAAATGTTGCTGCTACTCCACTTATATTACCAGTTACATTACCAACAACAGGGCCTGCAATGTTACCTCTAAATTCTGTTGCAGTTACAACCCCTGCCACGTTAAGTGCATCTAATTCTGCGTGTCCATCTACATCTATATCTCCACTAAATGTTCCAGAAGTCGCACTAATCGAACCACCTGACTGATTACCAGTTACGTTACCTGTTAAGTTACCACTAAATGTTGTTGCTGTGAGAGTTCCTCTTACAGTTGAATCATGTTCGGTGTCTAGTATGTTGGAATTAGTTTGAATACCATTACCCATCAAAGCATGACTTGAGCAAGCATAATGTAAAACTGTTGGTGTAGTATCACTAATTACTATCTCGACATAAGAACCTGAAGCACCCTGAACACCATTAATAGTTACACCAGTTGTATATTGAGTTGTCTTTGCTGCATCATAATAAAAACGTAAAGGATGTAGTGCATTAGTGCCATCTGAAACATCAAAACGATATGTACGGCCGGGAGTGACTGTTATAAATGGTGCTGAGACTCCATCTATTAAGTATCCATTACTGCTCCCCTGTCCGTTGTATCTGTGTGCAGATGTCTTTGCTGCTACAGTTACGACTAACGTGGTTGTAGTGCCATGTATTGCCCTTAGAGTGCTATATCCTTTTAATGTTGGTGTTGAGAAGTCTGTTGAACTTAGAGTTGGAAGAGTACTTATCCCTGTCGAATCAATATTTCTGACTGTTATATCTGGTGTGCCTGTTAATCCTTGTGCATTAGTGGCAACTGTTGCTGAGGCTGCTAGAGTTGCGTTTGATGCAGTTCCAGTTAGATTACCAGTTACATTTCCTGTGAGATCGCCAACAAATCCACTTACAGCAGTTACAATACCTGATGCTTTTAAATTACCAGTAGAGTTAAAACCAACTCCTGATCCACTATTAGGATCTCCACCCACTTGGAAGGTATTGCGTGGATCGGTAGTTGCGATACCTACATTGCCCCCTGCATTGTAGATTGAAGTGAATCCAAGACCTACATCAATGTCTTGCCATTGTGATGTTGGTAAATTAGATAATGTTGAACCATCCCCCTTAAATTTTGTTGCAGATATAACACCACTTGTTGCGTCTAAAGTTATTCCTGTTCCTACCTTTATACCACCGAATGTTCCTACACCACTTATCTGTAAATTATTTGCAGTTACTATTCCTATTACTTTCGCATTTCCTCGAACATCTAAACTCTCGTCAGGCGAAGTAGTTCCCACCCCAACTCGATTACCTTTGACAACGAGAACCTCGTCATCAACCTGAACTCCATCCCTGAAATTAAAAGTCTTCCTTATATTAGGCATTTATCAATACAATATCTAATTTTAGTTATTTATTCACTTTCTGTTCTCTTATCTGCCAATCCAAAAAAACTCGTAATGGCATATCGACCATAACCATCAAAATAATCAGAATCTTTGATAGTCACTTCATTTACACCATGTTCTACCCAGCCGGGCATCAAGATTAGTGAGTTGTTGTAACATTCAAAACTATAATCGTATTTTGGAAATATTAATTCACCACCTTGAAACTTCTTTGGTTCACGATAAAAGTAAGAGAATCCAAGAAATTCAATATATTTATCAACATGTGGTTCATACTTATCGCCATCGTGATAATATCGTACCTTTGTATTATCATAATTATTTTCCATAGCAAGAGATACACAATCGTGAGTGTTAGCAAATACACTCATAATCTCATTGGCAAATACTTTTCTCGTAACCTGTAAAATGTTAGATAATTCTCGATACTTACCTTCATAAACTTTATCTAACCATAGTGCTTTTGAATTTGTGTGAGATACTACACCACCAAAATCTTTCGCATCTAATAGTTTTCCGGGCTCAGTATAAAAATCTAGTTCTTTCCATATCAATTTCAGTTCATCATCATTATAAAAATTATAAAAGATAGCATGAGGAAATGGATCTGTAAATGCGTCTGCTTTAATTCTTTCGGTCACTTTTTCGTAAATAAAACTAAGAGTGCATCATCAGCATACACATCATAATGTTTCTCATCAAGTTTAGCATAATCTAATTTCTTCATAGGTTTACCATTCACTACAGACATACCCTTAAAACAAACTAACCAATCTCTAATAGTAGCATCAAAAGAATCTCGTACTATTCTCGCATCCCAATCTTGATTTCGATTCATACTATTAAATCCATAGAGTTCACTATGCTCATCTGTAGTATAAATTTTATGTTCATCAATCCAATCTTTCATATCAACTAAGTTATTATTAACTGCGTCTAATGGTTTATAATCTGAAGAGAAAGGAATACCAACTCTACCCACACCCTTGACTCCAATATGATATAACAAATATCCTAAGTCGTGATGTTCTGAGATGATATTATTACCATCTGATATGTTACAGCAAATAGTAAACGCATCACAATTACGGAAGTATCTTTGACAACTAGGAATCATAATGTAATCTCCTTCATTTTTAATGGTAGCACATTTTTAGAATGATGATAACCACATCTGATTGTTCTACCTTCAAGTGCTTTCAAATCAAGTGGCCCTGATAATTCTTCACCTTGATTAGTTTCTAATATTGGTTCTGATAAATTCTCTTTGTCAATCTTACTATACATTCTTCTCATCACACTATCAACAAAACATTCACTATCATGTAGATCAAAGTCATCTAATTTAATTGCAACTTCCTTGTGTTCATCTATTGGTTTTCTTGATGTCTCTTTACAGAATCGTATGATGACAGAGTTTTCTTCTGGAATATAATTTAGTATCTTAAAAATAGTTCTCATAATTTTCTAAAATTAAATGAAATTGAAATCCTCATATCATCTGATAGATTTCTTGAAACATAATGATCTACATGACTTGGAAACATATAGAACACTCCTCTCTCAGGATTAAACTTGGATATGTATGCTGAGTTATCATATTGATTTATTCGTGGACGGAAGACTAACTTTCCAGACCCTTCTGGAACTTCAACATATAAGACAGCAGACACATAAGAAGTCGTGTGATTGTGGCAGTTCGTACTCATATTTTTTTCATGAATATGACCCCAAAAATTCTCGACCTCAATCTCCTCCTCCGTAGCCGCATAAAAGTCATTCTTCATTTCTCGTATTATACCATCAACTATATCATTTGAAGGGCAATAAGAATCTTCGTAAGATGAAGTAGTAACGTCATCTAGTAATCTATTCTTATAATTATCTCGCAATATCTTAGATAGGGAATCTAAATCAGCATCAGACTTTCCCTTTAATAAATCTATTCTTGCTAGGTTAATTAGATCAACCGATCTTGGCATAATAAAAATCTAGTATCAATATTATAGCATATCTATTACTTCTGGCAAGATACGATACTCCTCTTGCTGTATTCTCTTTGTTAATATCTCGACTGTATCATTCTCAAGAATAGGAACTTCTGCCTGTTTGATAATTTGCCCTGCATCTAATTCTTCATTTACATAGTGAACAGTGCATCCTGTGACAGTATCAGAACTGTCCATAGCCTGTTCGACTGCGTGTAATCCTTTGTACTTTGGTAGTAAGGATGGATGTACATTTATAATTTTATTAGGAAAACTATCTATAAATCCCTTTGATAGTATTCTCATATACCCTGCAAGAATAATATAATCTACTCGCTGCCATTTAAACTCATTAGCAATTCTCACTTGTTCACTATGAGGAAAATATGCAGCAGGGATTCCATACTTTGCTGCTCTCTGTGCTGCTCCACAATTCTCATTGTTGTATATCATTATTACGACTTCGTGATTCCAACAAGATTTGACAATATTTTCAAAATTTGTTCCGTTGCCAGAACACATAACACCAAGTCTCTTCCTCATGCAACTCCGTTTGCGACTGCGTTGGGTACTACTCGTGACCCATCATTTATATCTACTACTATACCACTACTTGTTCGTCTTATTGCAGAACCGTCAGCACCTCCTGACCCACCAGTTCCATCTCCATTTCCACCTGCATCAGCAGTATTTCCGGCCTGTCCACCTTCTCCACCTGCTGCACCACCTGCTTCTCCAGCATTATTACCACCAGCACCACCATCACCAGCAGTTCCTGATCCCTGAGTTCCACCCGATTGAACTGCATTACTACCAGCACCTCCAGGCCCTGATCCGAGACCACCATTAGTAATTCCACCAGCACCACCTAATCCAACTGGAAGTCCGGCTCCTCCACCGCCTCCACCACCGGCTGCATATCTTGTACCCGGCTTATCACTTTCTTCTCCACCTGCACCACCTCCACCACCACCAAATCCAGCAGCAATGACTCCACCACTTGCAATATTGACAGCAGTTTCAGTATATTCGACTCCTAATCCACTTGTACCAGTTGATCCACCGTTGCCAGATCCATTATTCACAGATCCAGCACCACCATCACCACCAGCACCTTGTATTCTTCCACTAGGGCCAACGTCAACGCTCAAAGTTGTACCTGAGTTCCATCCGTTTCCAGTTCTCAAAGCACAATGATTGACACTATTTTTTTCTGATCCTATGTTCTGATTAACGTGTATTTTAACTCTCGTACCACTTGTATTAGTTGGTCTTGTTCTATATCCACCAACGACTGTTACATCACCTGAGTTGTATCTACTAAAAGCATTTAAACGATTACCACCTTTACCTGATCCATAGAAATTCACAACTGTTTGTAGTTGTGTGCTACGAAAATCAGATAGTTTTATCTGTCCTGACGTTGGGACTGAACCACCACCATCTATCGAACTATATTGTAATGAACCAAGAGTTAAGGGAAAGTTTCCCTGACCGTTTGTAGTACGATATGATCCTAGTTTTGCACTAGAACCATCCGTATAACCAAATTCGTTTGCTATGTCACCAAGTGAGATTTGTCCTGATGATTGTAAGGTCATTTTTTAAGATCCTCTACTTCTGATTTTAGTTCTTTAATTGCTTCAATTAGAACGGGTATCAATCTATCGTATCGAACACCAATCGTTCCATCACCTCTCTTCTTAGTCAAGCCGGGAAGTTTTAATTTCTCGACCTCTTGTGCAATGATTCCAGTATCTCCACCTTCAACACCCCAGATTCCAGCATCAGATTTCCAATTAAATGTATTACCTGTAAGAGAACTAACCATATCCAAAGCATTATCAATCGTTGATACATTCTCTTTCATTGTCAAGTCAGAAGAACTGAACGCAATCACATCTCCTGAGAATGTTCCACTACCTGCACATACCAAATTACCAGATGTATTTAATGCTCCATTGTGATCTATGTCAGCATTAATCTCTACCTCATTGGTAGCAGCATCTAATATTAACTTACCAGATGATGTTGTGATTGTTTGATCGTCAGCAACACCAACTGTTACATTACCAAATGTTCCACCAGCAGCACCTATGTTTCCACTAAATGTGACACTTGATCCACTAAAACTACCAGATAGTGATAGATTTCCTGTGATGGTTAAGTTATCATCAACTGTGACTGTTCCACCAGCTGAGTCGAGTGTTAGTCCACCTGATGATGTATCAATCTCATTGTCATTAGTAACACCAATTTGAATGTTATCAATCGAAGCACCACCGTTTGCATCAAGTAATCCTGATACAGTTAGATTATCAGTAACAGTTACAGTTCCACCAGCAGAGTCAATCGTTAGATTACCTGTGGATGTGTCTATTTCATTGTCATTAGTAATACCAATTCGGATATTACCATTAGTTGAACCACTTGAACTAAATGTTCCACTTACAACCACGTTATCATCAATCGTTGTTGTACCACCAGCAGAGTCAATGATTAAGTTACCTGATGATGTATCAATCTCATTGTTAGCAGTTACACCAATCTGTACAAGATCAATCGAAGCACCACCATTGAAGTCTGCTAGACCTGTGAATGTAGATACTCCTGAGATATTAAGTTGACCGAATGTTGTAATACCAGCAACTTTAAAGTCTCCACCAACATTTAAGTTTCTTTCAATGCCAATACCACCGTCAGTTACAATCGAACCTGTATCCTTAGAATGTGAATTAGTATCATTAGTAATCTCGAAGGTGCTGTTTAACTTCAATACATCATTAAATGTAATTGCTTTGTTGACCTTAACAACTTCATTGAATGTGACTGGGCCATCAAACTGTGTAAGAATTGTTCTTGACTTACCGCCCTCTACAACTAATCTTTCCTTGACAATTACTTCATCAAAGATAACTGATAGTCTTGATGGATCTTCACCTGTGACT